TCAGTTGCTATCTGGAATTTCGTCCAGCATCGCGACATCAGCGCAAACATGTTCGTGGCGGCCTTCCTGATCATTCAGGGCGTTCGCTACATACCAGATGAGCAGCCGTCCAGGCAATGGGATCATGTGTCGCTGCTGTGTATAATCCTAGGTATGGCAATTTGCCTTTTTGCCGGTCACGGCTTCTTTACCGGCGCCGAGTGGCGGCATCCTAAATCATGGTAGGCGAGGGCAATATGGCAGACAGCCTCACAGTAGCGGGAACACAGCTTGCCGTAGGAACAGCTGGCGTGGGGTTGGCGAGCCTCTTTCCTGGCTTGGATTTATCTGCGGTAATCGGCGCCTTTGGGGGCGCCTTCTTTTTCATCCTGTTCGCAAAAGACATCAACAACTGGCAACGTGCTGGCTATTTGATTGTCGGATGGATAGGCGGATATTTTGGAGCCGCCGAACTTCTCTCATTGGCATGGACGCGGACATCAGGTTTCTCGTCCTTTATCGCTGGTCTGGTGTGCATTGTTGTCTGCATCAGCGTCATTGAGGCAATCCAAACCGGAACCTGGCCAGCGTGGTTGCAGTCGCTAGTCGGCAGGTTCTTCGGCAAGGGGAAAACCGAATGATCGATACGGCGATGCAGGTCTATTGGCTGATCGTTTACACAGTGGATCTATACTGGATTCAGATAGTTGCGACCATGCAGGCGGCTTTCTGCGGGGGTTGCGCGTATCAGATTGCATTCAAGTTTCGGCGTGGTGATGCCGCATATCGATTATTGCCAAGCGCGTGCGCGTTTGGGCTCGCGTCACTTTGCGGCCAGCAGTGGCTGAGCATCGTAGGGCGCGTTCTGATGTACGGCAATTGGCCTGTCGTGTCCGTTTACAATACTCTGACCTTTGCCATCCTCTTTGTGCTGCTCAGCAGGGCGCAAGGGAATGTGTCGAAGATGTTTTATTTTCAGAATGGTGAAGCGAAATGACATACCCCAAGGCGGCAATCGAAACAGCATTTCAGTTGCTGCCAGCGAAGATGGATTCGCGGCCAGCTCGGGTTAACCTGGCGGCTTTCGGCTACCAGGAAACCAAGTACCTGACCAGAATTCAGTACGGCAATGGGCCGGCGCGCAGCTACTGGCAATTTGAGAAGGGCGGCGGCGTAAAAGGCGTCATGGAGTTCAAGGCTGATGGCGGAAAAGTTGCCTCGCTGGCTCGCCATGTCTGCGACTCTCGCGGCGTTCCTTTTGAGCGCGAGAAGGTTTGGCGAGCCATGGAAACTGATGATGTTCTCGGCGCCGCCTTTGCGCGGCTGCTGATGTACACCGATCCATTCGCCATGCCAGACACCCAAGAGGAAGGCTGGGCGCTCTACATGCGCGTCTGGCGTCCTGGCAAGCCTCATCCGCAAACGTGGCGCGAGGCGTGGGCATTCGGGTTGGAGTACGGGCAATGAACTGGTCAGACATCGGTGGTCTAGTTGGTCGTGCCGCGCCAATCGTTGGAACTCTGCTTGGCGGGCCTGCTGGTGCTGCCGTGGGCGCATTGGTGGCAAGTGCGCTGAATGTGCCGAATGATCCTGATGCGGTGAATAAGGCGCTTGCTGGCAACCCTGACGCCATGGTCCGCATCCAAGAGCTGCAACTGACTGCGCGTGTGGAGCTGGAGAAGCTGGCGGTTCAGGCTGAAACGATTCGCCTTCAAGCTGCGGGGGCGCAATATGCGGCGGAGGCTGCGGATCGGGGTAGCGCGCGACAGCTGGCAGCCAAACAGCCTAATGATCTTGTGCGTCCAACTCTGACATTTATCATGCTGGGCGGTTCGCTATTTATCGTGGTAGCTGTTTTGGTTGGCTGGGCCACCGATGTGATCAAGGATCCTACCGCCGCGCTGACTGTCGGCACCGTGCTGGGCCTGTGGCTGGGCATGACCAAGGAAGTGATGGGCTTCTGGTTTGGCATGACCAAGGAATCGCAGAAACAGTCTGCGGCAATCACCGACTTCGCAACCGCAGCTGGGACGGTTTCGAAGCCGGATAAATGATCAAGAAAGCAAGTGGCGCAACTGCGAGCCGATTGCCATGCCAAAGATCAGTGTCGGAATAAGCCATTTGATCTCAATCATTTTCGCATCGCCCGCATGATGGCCGAAGTCGCTTTAACCGCCGCATATTTTGCACGGCAGTCGTCCGGCATATTGATTATTGGCTGAGCATCGGTGTTCAGCCAGTTGTCGCCGAGTAGTTTGCTGGTGACTAAGATGCCGCCAACCCAGCAGGTTGGCTGCCATGGTGCAGGGGTTACCGTGATCTTCATTCCGCCACCTCATCCACAACCAAAACCCAATCAGCGCCAGGCTGCTTACCCAGCTTGATCGAATACTTCTTTCCGCTGAAGGCCATCTTCTCGGCCATCGAGAACGCCGAGCGGGCATCCTTGGTGGTTAGTGTGAAGCCGGTGCCGTCTTCGTGTTCGCGCAGTACTTCGGTGATCATTTTTTGGCTCCTGAAATTTTGTAGATGAAGATGCGTGGATCAGAAGTGCTATCGCGAATCCAGCGTTCTTCAGCCACAAGCTTGCCGTTCTTATACCAGCAGGCCATACCATGCATCCGACCAACATCTCGGCCGACAGTCAGTTCATCATCCGGAATGCCACGAATAAACGCTTCGAACTCGTCTTGCTTGACGGTAATCATTATCAAAGCTCCTTAGCAAAAGCATCAGGCGCACGCTGAACAGCAGCACCATCAACAACATCGTATTCGACAACCGTTGAACTGTCGGCGCCGAGTTGAACCGCCATGAATTCTGGCAGGTAGAAAATCACCGAGCCTTCGTCCGAAGCGTAGAAACATTCGGCGTGGGATCGAGTGCGAACCAGTGCGCCAACTTTGACGAATGATGCTTCGGTCGAGCGAGCCTTACGGATGGCAGCGATCGAGCATTCTTGTTGCTGGCCTTCAAGGCCGTGGTATACCTGGGCGCGGCAGACAAGTGGCGAGTTTGCGGCCGGTAGCGCACCGCATACTATGATTGCGGCGGTTAAGAGTGGCATAGGATTGCTCCTGTCGAGAGTCCCAGTTAAGGGGCTTGACGGTTAATGTTTCAAATGGGGATGAAAGCTGTAAATCCACTCGCAGGCAGCATCCACATCATGAAAAAGCTTTTGCTTGCCGAGTGAAAGATTGATCCACTTTGGACGTTTTTCGTCGTGAACCTGGACGAAAGCCTTTTCTCCTTCACGTTTCTTTACTTCGCATACGGTTAATAGCCCGTTTTTATGCGCTAAAATCATTTCGTCTTGCTCCGTTGTTCGTTTGTGTTTTGCTTCGTTGAGCAGATATTAGATCCGCATAATAACTATGTCAACACCAGATAACAAAAAGCCCGCACGAATGCAGGCTTGTGAATTGCTTTACGACGGCATGTCGTCGTCGAACACGTTGTCGCCGTCGTACTGCGGCGGCTCATCGTCTTCGATAGCGGGCGCAGGCGTCGGCTTAACCCGCGCCTTCTGGCCAGCAGTCATCGGCGCCTTCTTCTCCAGTGTTGCGATGAATGCTTCGGCCGTCAGCTCGCCGGAATCGATCTTCTGTTGCGCTGCTGCCAGGCGTTTGGCGAATGCTTCGTCAGGCCAGAAGACTGGCGCCGCTGCCGGAGCCTGCGAGTTGTCCGGATAATACGGCTCAACCGTCTGCGCAGATTTCTTTCCGCGAGTCGCGTTGGTCATGATCGTTTTCTTTCCGTCGATGTGGCTCATGTGGCTCGTGCGGATACCACCTTCAGCCTTGCCAGCCCACATGACCGTTGGATCGTTGTACAGCACGACGTAGCGGCCAACCCACTCAGACGGGTCGACATCAGACCAGCACGCCGCTAGCACGCGGCGAGACGTCTTGCTCGGCTTCCAGGGCTGCGGATGCGAGTCGACGAAGATGCTGATTGGTTGGTCAGCGGCTCCAGTCATCTGGATATCTGTTATCTGACAGACCAGCGGGCCACCGAGCAAATCAGCGGCGTTGATCTGGTCGCTCTTGGCCATGGTTGTGCCCATGAAATCTTCGCGAGAAATACTCATTACACGCCTCCAAAGGCTTCATCTGACAGCAGTTCATTGGCTGCCCACGATGTTACGCTGGTGAATTCGGATTCTTCTTCGTAGCCATTCCACACGCCGGAATCCAGGCAGCGTGCGTATGTGTCGAGCGCTTCGCGAGCATGGCGGCGACCGAGTTCCAGTGCGATCTCGTCGAGGTCATGAAGGATAAAGCCGTGCGGCGAATCTTCTTCAAGTGCAGCCAACGGGAAATCATCGCACTTCTCGCCGGTTTCCCACTGCCAGACCATCTGATAGAAGGCGATTTGCATGTAGTAGCCGTAGTTCGTGATGGCTCGGGCGAACTCATTGCCGCGAGCGTCCTGGCATTTCTTCAGATCCAGCGCCCACGCCGAGTCACCTTTGCGGTCGAAGCGGCATTTGACCTTAACGCCAGTCACTGGATCGGCAGCGACGACCGACAGTTCGTTTCGGCCAGCCTTGGCCATGTAACCAGAAAAGCGTTGATTGCGATACGCGGCTTCCTGCATGCCGAGGATGCGTCGGTTTTCCGGGCGAGTCAGAACCACTGCGCCGCCAAGGTCTTTCGCCAAGCCCTTGTAGTAGGCGCTAACACGATCATCAGCCTCGGCAACGTGATAGGCCTTGGAAAAAAGCTCGGGTTCCAGCAACGCCATGTGGATGGCCGAGCCGATCTGCTTGGCTCGAGTGTCGCCAGTTCCAGGCTCGCGGTATTTGAAATGCGCAGGGCTGCGCCGGATCAGTTTCAGCCCTGAGTTGCTGGCAGCTTCGATGGCGAAGTAGTCTTCGGCTGGGAGGTTTTCGTAGATCATTTGGCGATCTCCTGATCTGGAACTGGGCAGCCAGCGGCAGCGCATGCGTCAAAGCACGCCTGCTCAAATTTCTTCTTGCTGATCTTGCCGTTCATGTGGTCATTCAGAACCGGAACGATTGCATCCAGTTGTGGCTGGGTTAGTTCGTGACCGCGCAGGATGATGCTCATACCGGCACCCCGTCAGCGTCAACGTCGAGAAATTTGGCAAGGTCGGCTTTGAGTTTTTCAAGCTGATCAACTTTGTCGGCGATGACGTCTTTCATCTTCTCGCGGTAGCCGAGCTTATAATCGGTTGAGAGATAGACGTTGCGATCTCCGCAGCCCCAGCCGTCAAGATCTTTGATCTGCGCTTCCCATGGCGGCGATACGCGAACCTCAAACGCGTCAACGTGCCCCTGGAACTCAGACCAGACGCTGTACTTACGCTGCATGTTCACGCGGATAGCCAGGCGATGAATCTCGCCAACCAGTTCAATTTCTCTAGGTGATGCCATTCTGTATTGCTCCTGTCATAGATACTGCTTTAGGTGCTGAGATAGTGGATCAACATAATAACTATGTCAACTGCTTTGAGGCGATGAAGGCTAGATAGTCGGCGTAGGCAAGCTTGAATTGTTCGAAGCCGTACACGATGGCGGCAAAGTGTCCGGCATCTGAACCGGCTTGAAGAAATTCGCGCTGCTCCTTGCTGACCTTTGACTTTGTGCGATCCATTCGCTTCAGCTCAAATATGCCAGGCAGCCAGTTCAGATCTAAGATGTCAGAGGCGCCGGTCTTGACGCCTTCCTTGATCCTGGTTTGAAGGTGGCTGCTGCCTCGCCCGCTTGCCTCATTTGGGATATGCAGGATCAGCGGCCAGCGCTCCGGATAATTGTATTTCAGCCACGACGCGCAATCGATCTGCTCGTAGCGCTCAAGGCGGCAATCACCACGGTAGCCGCTGTCGTAGATGCGGATCACAGCGAAACCTCCATCTCCGCAAACTTGCGCTTACCCACCGTCCAGCGGCTTCCCTTTTTGCGCGCAGAAATCTCAATAGGCGTAGGGATCAGCTCGATATTCTCCATCACTGTTTCGGCCTTCATGGCCTTCAGCCTGAGCCGCGAGCGCTGATCAATCGGTAGCGTGTCTACGAACTTGCCCCAAATGATGTTGTTGACCTTCTTGTTCTCGCCTGCATGCGGGTAGAACACTTCCATTGGTGTATCGCCAGTCGAGAGTTCATAGCGGAACCAGAGTTTGCCGCCCGAGCCGTGGCCGGCTTTCATTGAGCGGACTGGGATCGATTCGCCATCGGAATAACTCTTATTGTTCAGCGGCTTGTTAGGGTCTATCAATGTTGTTTTGCAGCCTCTGCACTCCCTTGCCACCTGGTCATTTTGCACGCTACATCTAGGGCAAAGCCTGAAATGCCAAAAGTGATCGCACCGCTGAGCCGCGCCAGTGAGAGGATCTTTGCCTGTCATGCCAATGCAGCGCCGTGCATTCGGGCTATTCATGGTGCTAATACCGTGTTCTTTCATGCACTTAGGGCATTCTATGAGGTCTTTCTTCTCCTTTTTGGCCTTATCCAGTTCCGCCTGGTCGAGGATTTGACTCTCGTACAAGTGTCCAAGCGCATCCATAACGCCGCCGTAATCCAAAACAAGAGCATCAGGTTTAGCACTGGCAGCAATCAAAGCCTTTCGCTGGTCGGCAGATAGCGCGTCACGGTCAAGCATCGGGACATCACCAGGGGCAATCAGGAGCCGCAGGACACGGCCAATGGCTTGTATCAGTAGAACGATTGATGCTATTGGCCGCATGAAAACTACGACATCCCACTCGGCGCAGTTAATTCCCGTGGTCAGTACAGACACGTTTATGACGTACTTCACCTTGCCCGCCTTGGCGGCGTTCAAAATTCTGGTCTGATCTTTCTGGGGCGTACTTTCCGTGATGATGCCTATTTGTTCTGGGTCAACACCGAGCAATTTCAGCGCGGCTGCAATCTGTCTTGTGTGCCGCTTGGTTGCCGCAAACACCAAAACCCCTCTGCGATTCTCAGACTTGCGCACAAAGTCGGCGCATATCGCAAGGCACAGCTCTTTGTCGCTGACAGCAGCGTCAAGCTCATGCTCTGGGTAAGACCAATCTTCTGCGGCCAGCTCCGAAAAATCATAGTGAACGCTTTCATCGTCTGGATAGCCAAAGACCGGGCCGACAATCCAGCCCTGCTCGATGCTGAAGTCTGTAGAAATTATGCCATCCCCTACGCCACCCTCTGGATAATCACTATCTTGCGGCGAGATGCTAGCTACTGATTTCCAGAGGTGGTCGGGCGTATTCCCAACAATGGAGTTCGTTCCGCGAAACGGAGAGCCAGTCATGCCGGCCAACCTCATATGGGGCTTCTGGTCGTAAAAATGAGACAGAACTTTCATATACTGAGACTCAGGATTCTCGAAAGGAACCTGATGGACTTCATCAATAAGAATCAGATCCGGATGCCACTTCCCAAGCCTTGAGCGCTTCTCAGGATCAAGCGAAAGCTCTTCAGGAGTAAATGCCGAGAACCGGTATTGTTCAAGCGCCCTCGCAATAGTCCCAATGGTTCCGTAAACGACGGAGTAGTGAGTGGACTTTCTGCCGCCGCAAGATGCGGAAAACACGGAATTCTTCATCCCGATGTCCCATGCTGCCGCCGCGTTTTGTTCGCAGAGCAAACCCTGATTTTGAACTACCAGCACAAATACCGTGGATGGCCTTTCTCGCTTAGCTGCGGCATCACGAACTGCTTTAGCGCACTCGGCGATCATCACGCTTTTCCCGGAAGAAACCGAGGCGGAAACTATCGCAGGCGGGTGAATGTCGCGCTCGCCAAACTTGGTTGTTTGGCGGGTTTTGAAGTGCTTGGTAAGCGCGGCGACTACCGGCTTTTGATGAGATAGAAGTCCCAATTATTTATGCTCCGTGCCAGGTAGATAGCGAATACGCAGAGCTTCGGCTATGCGAGGATCGTCTTGCATGTCCGCATATCGGCATGCGTATTGATGCTTTCTGGCGCGCCAGGCTTCGTGGGCAGATTCGGCGGTTGAGAATAGGCCCAGGTGTTCGTACTTGCCGTCGAAAGGGTTGCAGCATCTGGATCTATACTTATTATTTGGCTCATGCCATGTGACGCCCAAGGGGTAAGCGCCCCTTTTCGATAGCCTGTCAATAAGAAAGGTGTTTAGGTCTTGACTTATAAAAACGCAGGTCTCTGAAGAGTAAATTTTATTGCCAGGAAACAACAGATCCTTATCTTGCTGCTTTCCATTCCATGGTTGCTTAATCATCCACGCCCTGAAAGACATGAAACTTAGCCATTCATCGGCGACAGAGCATCCTGAGTAAGTAGGTCGCGCTAACTTAGATGCCTCAGAATGGCAGCGCTTGAGCATGTTCGTCCACGCCTTATAAAAAGGGCAGCACCAAACAGTGGTTCTCCTGCCGCAGACCACAGCCTGCTTTTGCGTATGATAATTAGCATCGTTTATTCCTATGCCATATATTGGTTTTCTATTTGACATTTGCATCGACCAATAAAAAGGCTTCGAGACCTTTGTCACCATTGCTGGTGTTGGCGGACAGGGGATTAGCCTGCACAAGGGTCTCGAAGCCTTAATCCTATTAACTCACCCGCCAAGGTGAGAAGCAATTATGAGATCACCCAAGGTCAAGGTCAACCTGAAGATCGGCATCCAATGCTTTTCCTGTTGACTGCATCTCTTTCACAGCCATGATCAGGTCTGCAAGGGCGTGCGAGCTGACCGATACCATTACCGGCTCAGCGCTATTGCAAAGCTCAAGTTGCACAGGGCTCAGCCCATTCACCAGCACCACCGCATTCGAAACCACCATATCCACTTTCGGCCGACTCGGCGCTTTAGGCGCTGCAACCTTAGCCGTAACCTTGCCCTTGCCGATTTCCTTGGCAGCCTCTTTGCGGCGTTCCAGTTCTGCCAGGGCGTCAGCGCCATGATCGCGTACCAGCTTGACGGCCTCGGTGGCCGAGATAACGCCAGCGCCAACGGCTGCATGAACCTCTTCGCCGCCGCTGGCCAGCAACAGATGCTGATCAACATGCGCCAACGACTTGCCCATCTCGGACGCGATCTCCTGTCGGCTCATGCCATGCTCATCACGCAGCGACAGATAAACCCGGCCACGCTGCACAGGATCCAGCGGCAATTGGCTGTTGCTCTTGGCCACCATGGCCTTGCGCTGAGCCGGAGTGCCCTGGTACGGAACCACGCTGACATAGCCGTCGAACTTGTCCGGATACTCCGCAGCGAAATCGGTGTAGGCCCAGTAGCGGCATTCACCATCAACCAGCTCGATGTCGCCGGTTTCTGGATTCGTCCAGACCACCAGCGCCGGAATAGGCTCGCCAGCGATCAGTGACGAAACAATAGACGCGATATGCAGGCGCACGTCTTCGCGCTGGAAATCGCGTTCGTTGAAGCCATTGACGATCTTGATTTTGCTGAGCTGCGCCTTGATCGAGTCGGCGCGCTTGGCGGTGGTGTTTTCTTTGTCGGTGGCGATGTTGTGGAGGGTGAAGGCCATGGGTTAAAGCTCCTGTCAGTAGAAAGCAAATAATAACTATATCAAGCTTCGATAGCAATCACGATGAAGGGAAATCGCGATAGCTGCCGTCAGCGTGGAAAATGCAGCCCTCGGATCCGATGCGGTGCGGGTAGTGGAAGCATGAGTGGCACAAGGCATAGCGACCAAGGTTCAGTCGTATTTGCTCCAGCTCGACTCGGTGCCGGTATTCGTCCTTGCGCCAGTCTCGAGCGCCGCAGTTCGTGCATTTTGGTTGCAGGCGGTATTCAAGTGGATGCTTGGCGAGCTTGCGCCTGGATCCGCAGTGGCGGCAGCGGGAGTGGGTTTTCATGGCATCATCATACGGCCGGTGTCGGCTGCAGAGCTAACGATTGCGCGGCGGACTGTTTCAATGCTGCCAAACCATTTGATTTGGATGCCGAGCTTGTGAGCCAGGCGGAATGCATCGCCATCATCTTCAAGCGGATTCCACCAATGCCCATTTTCCATGCTGCCGACCCATGCACTCCAAACGCCATTTGCATCACATGGCGGATGCCGGCCTTCAGCCTTAGCCGCCAATTCCAACAACTCCCGATTTTCCATCTCTATATCCTCATTGCAATAATTACCATCTGGCGTTATCATCCGGCAAAGATAATCACTATGTCAAGACGGTAATTGATATGACCCTAAAAGTAATGCAGAAGACTCGGGATCGCCTCAATGCGACGCCAAGAGGTGCCGCGCTTCTGAAGCTGGTGGATGAGTACGAGACGCCAATCAAGCTGGCTGAGAAGCTGGGCTTTGATGAGCAACAAGTCCGCCAATGGATTTACAACGCCCGCATGTCAAAACTCGGCGCGCTGCGAATGGAGGAAGTGACTGGTCGCAGCCGCCTTGAGTTCCGTCCCGATCTGGATATCACCGACTGGGATGTCAAGCAGCAAGGCCCTGAGCCTGGCAAGCAAGCGGTGGCGCGTACTCCTGATGCGAAGTTACTGGTAAAGCTGGCTGAGCAGTACGGTAGCGTGAAGGCTCTCTGCGCCGAAGCTTGCGTTACTGTCGGCGACTACCACACGTGGAAGACTCGCGGTCGCATTCCGGCGATCAAGCTGCCGACGTTTTTGGGGCTTCAGAAGTGAGCGGCCAACTCGTCCCGCAGCACGTCGTTGACCGCGCCAATGAGGGTATCGTCGGCGTGATTCGCGGCTATCTGCCTGATCTGAAGAAGACCGGCAAGAACTGGTCGGCGCGCTGCCCATTCCACCAAGAGAAATCGGCCAGCTTTACCGTCAGCGAAGGCAAGGAGATGTTCTATTGCTTCGGCTGTGGCGCTGGTGGCGATGCAGTCAAGTTCGTGATGGATCATCAAGGCCTGAGCTTTCGCGATTCGGTGCAGTCGATCCTTGGCGAGCTTAATCTTGAGTCTGCTGATACAACTCCGCGCAAGCCGATCATTCGCGCAACCCGCTGCGGCCTTCCTGGTCACGCCGAAGACCGCGAGAAATCCGTAACCATTCTCTCCACCTGCCAACCTACCGAACAGCACCGATACCTCATGCAAAACAACACCGCTTCCAATGTCCAGTGTCTAAATCTGAAAGGATCGCTAATTATCCCGCTGATCAACAACATCGGTGAGACAGTCAACGTCGCCGCGATCAGCAGCAAGGGCATCACCTATGCAGCCGGCAACCCGTCGTTCGGCTCGACCGCAATTCTTGAGCCAGCGTCCACTGACGAGCACGACGGCAAAACTATTATCTGCATCGAATACGCGCACGCTTGGCGCATTTGGTGGGCGCAGTCCGGTCGCAGCAAAGTCTTGTGCACCATGGAATACGACAACTTCAACTGGATGATTCACCATTGCAAAGACCGATTCACGCACATCGGCTGCGACCCATCGGAGGCTGACCACCATGCCGACGAAGGCCGTGCAATCATCGCGCTGCCACTGGATCCATATGCAAAGGTTGACAGACGCCAGTGTTGCGCTTAGCCTGAAGTTCCTCGGCACGCTCCTGTCAAAGCCCGCCAGGCAAGCCCATCTTCGGATGGGCTTTTTTGTTGCTGCGATTTATGGCGGACAAAAGAAAGCCCGCATTGCGCGGGCTTGTTCGTTCATTTAATCCATCGCCTGATCTGCCTTTCTGAATAGCCGACGATATCGGATATTCTCGTTACTGATTCTCCGGACTCCTTAAGGCGCCTGCTCTCAATGCGCGCCGCCTCAACTGTCGGCTTAGGCCTGGAATGCAGATCAAAGCCAAGCCTGTTCATTGCCCTGCAAACCGTGTCCTTTGACACGCCGGCAACGTCTGATATTGCCGTGCAAGACCAGCCACGGCGCCACATGTCAATATGATCTGGTGTTGGTTGGTACATAATTGTTTTCCTTGTACATTTGGATATCTTTGTCGTTGTAACCAGCCTGCCACCAAGACCATTGGTTCGTCATGCCTCTGTATGGATTTCCGGAACTTGGCAGGCTATTTGAGCGCTGAGTTTTCCCTTCGTAGTAAGCTGATGGATGGCTCATTTGGCCGGCCCATTCAGCGCAGCGGTGGCGTCGAGGCAGGCGTTCCAGCCTTCAACTTCTGCAACATAGTGGCTATCCCATTCGCGACCAGAATCACTTTTACGCTCAGGCAGCACCACCGCGACCGGCGCTGGCGGGGCGGTGTAGAGCGCATGGATTTCAGCTTTCATCGGATAGCCGTTATTGGCGGTTTTCAGATGAACCTTTGCAGATGGCTCCGTGCGGAACAACCAAGATCCGTACCGACCATTTTTGAAGGTTCCATATCCGACCGGCTCACCCCGCCCACTCTCCAGCTCAGCAATCCGATCCCGCGCAGCCTGATACGTCGCAGCGGCGAACTCTTTTTCAGATTCAAGCTGCGTGATCCGCCCTTCGAGACGGGCGATGGTGGTTTCTTGGGCGTGAGCCGAATAATCGAACCCAGTCCGCTTCTGCCAGAATTCTACCGGTGCACCGACGTTGCAAGGATTGCATTCCGCGAATGGCCACGGCTGCCCGTGGTTGTCAACGTAATCGGCCGGAACGTACCTAGGCGCTCTCCCGCAGAACGGGCACGGCAGCAGCGACACGCCGTCAATCGTTGGGTTATTGGTCATGGTCAGTCCTCACATCCGCAGCGTGCAGGATGGGCTTGTGGTTGTTGGCAGGGCGGTTTGATCGCAAGCGCCCGCTCTGCCGCTGCGCAGGATTGCAGATAATCGGATTGACTCTCCCCCTCGGATTTTTGGTTGAGGGCGGCGACGTAATCCATTGCCAATGTCCCGACTTGGCGAACATCGGCACAGTTTGCGAATCGGCGCAGTATGCTTTCGTGGCTTGCAATGCGCTGCTCGGCGGCGGCAAGTTTGCGCTCTGCCTCGTTTGCATCGCCGACTGCTGCATCGGCACGCAGTCTTTCGGTGCGCAGCTCAGCCTCAGCCGTATCGGCGCGCAGGCGTTGGGCGTCGAATTCCGTAGCTAATACAACATCTGGCCCATGCGGGAAATACTCGATCTTTGCGCCGCCGAACGAGAACAGCGTTTGAGCCTTGTAGCGGTGAACCGGTTTCACTTCACTCATGACACGCACCATTGAATAAGTTGAGGGAGGCCCGTGTTGAGCCAGAGGACAGCGGCAGCGATTGCGGGTTGGTAGATCATGAGGAAGCCCACCGCAAAACTAGTTTCTTTTTGGCGTGATGGAACACCTGCCACATGTTCGTCAACCGCCACGAATGCATGTAGGTATCCAGGTAGGACTGCTTGAAGCGCTTTGACTTTTTCATGCCGTGAGACTCCCGTTAACCCCGTCCGCTGCCCGCTTATCGCGAAGCTTGGCCAGGTGTGCAAGGCGAGCCAGTCCGCCGCCGAGGATGATTGAGTTTGCTAGCCAGCAGAGAAGGAAGGCGATCATCACATCTCCTGCGCGTCACCGGACGCAACCTTGCGTTGAAAGATTGCTTCAGCCGACGCTTCCTCTTCGTCAGTAGCCGCAAGGAACATGTAGCCTTCTTCCGGTACTTCTTGGAATTGGCAGTAAAGGCCTGGACCGCTGTGGGCCGTGTCGTCTTCGACAAAAACCAGAACCATATCGTCGTAGCATTCCGGGTCGCCGCTGCTTTCCGATAGATCAAGAAGTTCGCGAATTTGGCGGTGGGTCATTTTGATTTTCATGTTCAATCCTCTTCATTAATCACGGCGGCTTCTTCTTCGTGACAGCCGGGGCAATGCCAGTGGTTGCGCACCCATTCGGTGCGCGGGAATTTCTTCTTGCAGAACTTGCAATGGATAATCGGCTCATCGTCCGGCGGATCCAGTGGCGGTCCGCCGATGTACACGTGATTTGTCGGCTTCACTCAAACCCCCGTCATCACAATCACAGTGATGCAGAACAGGATAAGGATCAGATCCAGATGGCTTCGCATCACGCGCACCCGTCTTCGATTGCGTCATAGCTGACCATGAACGTCAGAAATGAACCGTCTTCGAAGTGGAAGATTTTCTTGTCGGACTGACCATCATCGGAACGGATTATTTCGCGACGAATGAAAGCTGTGATAGCTGCGCGATATGGATCGCTTGAGCGACGGATTGATTGAGCGATGGTGCGCGGCTTGATACTTACTGCGCGGCGATTGCCATCATCGAATGCTTGAGTGTTCATGGTTTTGCTCCTGTCGGGGAATTTGTTTCTACACAGCTGATGCTAGTCCTGCATAATAACTATGTCAACAACCTTTTGACCAATTCTCACGGACGGCGGCGGAAATTTCATCCTTGCCGCCGGTTACTTCGCCGCCTGGCCAGAAGCAGTGGAATTCACCAGTTGGTAATCTGCTGAGCGCGAACAGGCCTAGCGTCCATAGGGTTGCATGCTGGCGCTTCCACGGCAGCCTCTCAGGTGGTGGCGCAATGATTCTGGTCATGGATGCCAGGCGGCCACAGAAGATCGCTTCCAGGCTGCCGCGCTCGGATGCCTCGGTTGCTTCTGGATCGGGGCATAGGTAGCGGCAGGCTTTGCCATCGGTGAATGTGAGATCGAAAATGAGCATTGTTACTCACCTTTTCCGCCAGCGATGATCATGATCGCCAGCGCTACGCAGATGACCACCACAAGCCAGCCGATCATTTCACCACCTTCAGGCCGGCAGCTTCGATGGCTTCGCGGCAGTCGCGCAGAATGAAATTGCATTCTGCGGCGCAGTGCTGCTCAAAGCTCGGCAGTCCACCTTCGCAATCGCCAGGGCCTGAGCCGAGAGGGTTTTCAGCTGGCAGCTCAATTACCACCGCTTCCCGCGAGGCCTGCCACGCCGCAAACAAATGATGCTTCACGTCCTCGTAGCATTCATGCCAGAAGCGAGCCTTGAACCAGGTTTCAAATTCTTCGGTGTAGGTATTCATTATTTGCCACCCTCCTCATTGAGCGATTCTCTCGATGCCTGCCAGGTACGCCAAGCATTCTCGGTGCCGACAAACGTGTACTTGCCATCCTCTTCGCGATGGAATCGGATCTTCCAGTGCGAAATCCCCGCGTACTGATACCACTGCTCGAATTGCTCTCTACTTTTCTGCTCTGTCATAGCCACGCCTCCAGTCTTTGTACTGCCAACGCCAGCCGCTCTTTATCGGCAGCTGACAACCTTTCTTCACGTTCCAGCATTGATCTGGCGCCTTCCCAGATGAGCCATTCGCGGCGGATTTCTTTGTTCTCTTTGTGTTCCTGCGGATGAAAAGTCACTCCATTTTCAGTCCAAATGAAGGTCTCAGCATCGATAAATGACCCAAAAACACCACATTTCTGCATTTTCATCAAAAAACCATTTCGCAGCTCATCGATCCGAAACTTCCGCATTTTCAGATCTTCAGCGGTGATGGGTACTCTTGTCCCGTACTGGGCGCGAATGGCTTCTTCGAATGTCATGCAATGGCTACCTTGCCTGCGGCGTTCAGGATCAGCTGCCCGCTGAGCAGCATAGAGTCAATCCGAGTACTCGCCATGCGGAATGATGAAGGCATCGACTTGAAAGGTTTGCGGTTCTTCGCCTGGAGCGCCGCCGCACGCTTCTCCATCGGAGAACGGGTCAATACCTCGATAATCGTTTCTTCTTCTGCCTGCGCGCCAGACTCGCCAGCATTGTTCAGTATCCCCTTGATGTGGTCGGCCAGGCCCAGCACAAGATCAATCGACTCTTCAATAATCCAAGTCGGAATCACCTCTGAGACCTTACAGTCGTTTGATAGGCACTCGATCACATAGATGTTGCCGGCGATCTTCATGACGTGCGTTTCGATCTTGGCAAGCCAGCCCATCATGACCATCTCGCCTGCCATCTTCAGGTCATACAGATAGCTTTCCGTCGAGTTCTTTGCCTCGCGCAAAACACGGTAGCCCTCATCAGAGGCGCGAATCCTGATCAGGTTTTCAGGATCCATGATCACGCGGCTGTCATCATCGGCTGCGTATTGCTTGAGCACGCTATCCGAATAGATGGATACGCACTCAGCACACGCCCGTTCGAACGCCTCCTTTTCCTTTCGAGTAGGGAAGTGCCCTTCGTTGCGGCGGAAGCCAATCGGGTCAGGCTCAGCCAGGTAGATGAATCGCTCAGCCATACCAGATCCGCCAGATGCCGCCAAGACGCGCTTACTGCTGCCAGGCTGGGCAATGATGAGAACGCAGCCCTGCACCATACCCGTGAACGCCTTTCGCCCTGCGCGCATGCCTGAGACGTACTCGCTCGCGTACCCCTTGAGGATCAGCTCGTTGGTGCTCGAGAACGACCCAGATTCAGGGAATAACGATTGAAGCCCTGACTGCTCGGCGCTGGACACAACGAATCGACCTTCAGAGCAACCAGACAGGAAGCCGTCGATAGATGCCGATGTGCCGTCAGATGTCTCGCTGAACGTGCGCTTCAGGTGGTTCTCTACCGGAATATCCTTTTCCTTCAGCTCACGATTGATCCCGCCAACCTTCTTGTTGTGCTCGGCCACACCAAGACGATAAGGCTTCATACCCACATCAAGCAGGTAGCTTTTCATCATGGCAGGCGGCTGCTCAATGATGGTGTACATACCCAACGAAACACAGGAGTCTGTCGAATACTGAGTTGCGAAAGCCGTTGACACCGAGCAACTAGCAGATGCCAGCAGCGCGAAGAACGAACTAACTTCCGGGAACTCGATCTTTTCGTGAACAACCTTTGCCAGCTTGCCGACAGTTGTCGAAGCCAGGCGATCACTGAGCTGCAAAAGAACCGGAACAAACTCCGAATCATCAACAACTTCCTTTTTGACTCGCGGCTTATATTCTCGGCGCGGGCGGATATCTTCCGGCACTGGAATATCTTTTACCGGCGCTACTTCAATGACGCCTATATCAAACGCCGACAACTCAAAACCATCTTCATCAGGCATTACTGTCGAATACAACTCGACCGGTGGAACATCTATGGCGGGCGGATTGCTGATATCGATATCCATTATGCGATCCGCCAAATGCGATAACCGTCACCCTCTTTGCGGCGGGTCATGCGGAAGCCGTTGCCGTGATGCTTGGCATAGGAATAGGCGGCACTGGCGCACGCCTCTACCTGAGAAAGCTCATCGAAAAACCGGCTGCCACCGACAGGCCATTCATCAAATTTGTACCGGTTCACCTTCGGAATCGGAATCCCTTCTTGCACGTCAATCGCTTCAGCCATCGTCAAAATCTCCAAAGTCTTAGGTTTCTTGCGGTGAGCACAGTTTGGCTACGCAAGACGCGTAAGTCAAGCCTTAGATCTCTCTGCTCCCTTAGATCCCCATGGCATCTTAGTTGTCTTAGGTCTCCCCTTGTGCTCTCAAAAAGAGCACAGGTCTAGGCCACGTAGAATAAGGGCTGTAGCGATTCTGTGCTCCTGTGCTCCTTTTTTTAAAAAAACACCCTTTTTCTCTATGAATGATTATTAATCCTATTTACAGCAGGTTTTTTTCATTTTCCAAATGCGCGAATCGAGAGCACAGGAGCACAATTGGCATAAAATCCTCTGAAAGCCCCGTGCTAGAGCGTCGCAACCTGTGCTCTTTTGACGAGCACAGCAGGAGCACAGGCGAGCACAGCATTTCTTTACCGAAAAGTCAGGATTTACTTATAGCAAAAATCGCATGGATATATTTTCGACAGGGTGTTGACATAGTTTTGGTTGTCAGTGATTATGGAGGCGTGGTGAATGAGCAGGTCGATGCTCTTGAGAGAAGCCTGGGTTCGATTCCCCAATCAAGAAATTGATGCCCAGCAAGGGGCTACGGTGGCAGCGTGTTTGATCCCACGCATCTTGCAAAGCCGGAGATCGACACCGGCCACCACAACTTACAACGCTCTTTAAATCTGAAGTTGTTATTCGTGTATCGGTTGATGCCGTTTCAAATATGGCGGCGCCACTAGATGGTGAGCCGGTACACGAATAACAATTACACCGAATTCGCGGGCAGATGTATCTATGGCAGACCGCAATCTAGATTGCGCATGAGTTTAGCGACTCCAGGTTCAAATCCTGATGCCCGCTCCAATATCAACCAACGCCGCTGTAACCGTCAGCACATCGGTAAACTTCGCAAAGTTTGCAGTGACCGTACTTCCTCAACGGTAGCGCAATGCGATGAATGTGTTAGCCAGGGTCGGATCTACCTTGTAGCCAGTTGTCGCGCTGGTGGCGAAAGAGCGATAGACTTGAGATGCGTGATGTAGGCGCCGTCCCGCAGATGCGGAAATCGTCTTTATCTGAAAGAGCGTGGGCGTGCAAAACTGTAACCTTCGATACGGCGGCCTTACCAAATCCCAATTGGCGCCGATTGCAAAGAAGGTGGCTCGCTCTTTTTCAGATGCAGATGAATGCGCAGGCAATAACGCGAGGCATCGCTTAAGCCGTAGCAACTGCATCACTAAGCCCGTTGACGTCAGGCATCCTTCGAGGATATGCGACAGATGCGGGCTTTTTCATTTCTTGCATTCAGGCTATTGTAATCCTACGCAGCCGTGCCATAATAACTATGGCAACCCCACATGACAGGAGATAAACCATGAGCTTCAAGACCCGCTACTCGGCCGTACGCAACGCCACCTGGATCTACTACCTGCTGGCTGCCGTTTTCTTCGTGTGGGCCGTGCAGGCGTTTCCGACCTCTCGAAACGTTGATGGCTCGATGGGGCTGTTCATCTGGTGGGCCTGTATGTCTGGAGGCCTGGTGTTCTCTGCTGGGCGGGCTAAGCGTAAGGCTGCAGCTAAGGCGCGAGTATGACTCCCGAACAAAAATCATTATTCGACAAGCTGACTCAGCTTCAGCAGCGCGTGGCTACGAACGTGCTTGCCGGGATGAGTCAGCGTCAGGCTTATTTTGCTGCTGGCGGCAAAGCTTCGAGTGATGAATCTGCCGACTCCTCATCGTCAGAGATCTTGAGAAACCTTGAGGTGATTGCTTTCATGGATTCCATGAAAGTGCAAGCAGTTTCTGATGCAATCATGACTCGCGAAGAGGCGATGAAAATCCTGACCGCCATGAGTCGTGGCAACCTGACCGACATCGTGAAATTCAGGACTGCCAACGTTGGCATTGATCCAGAGACAGGCGAAACGCTCCAGCAGACCGCGTGGACTCTCGACGAAAACTTGCAGCAAACCGACCCGGATAAATTAATCATTATCTCGGAGCTGGAGGTCGGCAAGAACGGGCCGAAGATCAAGACCCATTCCAAGACTGCCGCAATCGCTCAGCTCGCCAAGATGCAAGGCTGGGAGTCCGCCAGCAAGCATGAAATCAGCGGACCTAATGGTGGCGCTATCAATGTGCGCGAGGTCGGCGACATGACGGATGCTGAGCTTGCGGCGCTGATTGCAAATGACGATCAGTAAAGCAGACGCAGCCCGCGAGATCCTCAAAAGACGCCAGGCGAGAAAATCGCTCCTGGCGTTTATTCGTTATATCAACCCCGAATATATCGTCAGCGATTTCTCCATAACGGTGTGCGCTGCGCTTGAGGTATTCATTGCGGATTGCATGGCTGGCTTGCGTCCGGTGCTTATCCTCCAGGCGCCACCGCAGCACGGCAAGTCCGATATTGTGTCGAGATACCTGCCAGCGTTCGTGTTCGGCCTCTATCCTGATTTACGAATCGCTGGTCTGTCATACGCCAAAGATTTGGCATCCGACATGAACCGGGATGTTCAGCGGATCATGATGAGCAATCCCTACCGACACCTATTCCCTGATAGCGCTCTTAACTCGAAGCGCGTAGTAACCGTGGAGGTCGAGGCTAAACGGAACAGTGAGACCTTTGAGGTTGTGGGGCGCAAGGGCTCGTATGTCGGCCAGGGTGTTGGGGGGCCGCTGACTGGTAAGCGGGTTGACTTCGGCATCATCGACGACCCAATCAAGAACTCCAAGGAGGCGCTGAGTCTCGTAACCAAAGAGTCAATATGGAAATGGTACGGCTCGACCTTCCTGACTCGACTCAGCAAAAATGCCGGGCATATCATCATGGCAACTCGATGGGCTACTGACGACCTGTCTGGCCGCGTACTGGCTGCCAATCCAAAGGCTAAGCTTCTGAGCTTCCCTGCGATTGATGAGGTGGGCAATGCCCTTATCCCGGAACTTCATCCGGCCGAAAAATTGCTTGAGACTAAGGCCATCCTCGGCGATTACTTCTGGTCAGCGATGTACCAGCAGTCACCCAAGACGATTGGCGGCGCGATCTTCAAAGATACCGGTGTGCGGCACTACCTCCCGAACGAGTTGCCTACCAAGTTCGATAAGGTGGTTCAATCCTGGGACATGACTTTCAAGGACTCGGAAGGCACTGACTACGTGGTCGGCCAGGTCTGGGGCAAGCTAGGCGCTAATTGTTATCTGCTGTACGAGCACCGTGAGCGCATGAGCTTCACCAAGTCCAAGGCTGCCGTAGTTGCGATGACCGCGAGATTCCCGCAAGCCAGGCGTAAGCTGATCGAAGACAAGGCCAACGGGCCAGCTATCATGGATTCGTTAAAGGCCGAGATTTCTGGCATGATTCCTGTAGAACCTGATGGCAGTAAGATCGCCAGGGCGCACGCGATCACGGCTGAGTGGGAGGCCGGCAACATCTGGCTGCCTCATCCTGACATCGCGCCATGGATCAAAGACTGGATCGACGAGATAACCACCTTCCCGGCTGCTGCGAACGATGACCGGGTTGACGCATTCACTCAGGCAGTACGCGACCTGTACAGCGCCAGCAAAGGCCTGTGGGGTTAACCAAATTCAAAGGAGCGACCCGAATGGGCTGGTTCAGAAAAGATAAGCCGGAAGTAGAAGAAGAGCCAAAAAAGCGCGGCATGTACTCCTCCGACCTGGGGCCACTCGTTCCAGCGAAACACTTCAAGGTTGAATTCCCACAACCAACTGGCGCCGCCGCAATGGACGAATCCATTGGCGAGCGATTCCCTATCAAGGGCTCATGGGGCGGCATCCCCGAGGCTATCGGCGGCTGGTACGCAGCTCAATCCTTCATCGGTTATCAATACTGCGCGATGCTGGCTCAACACTGGTTGATCGATAAAGCCTGCTCGATGCCGGCCAAGGATGCAATCCGCCAGGGCTACGCGGTTGACTGCGAGACGCCAGAAGGCATGGAAGAGAAGGCCGCTTCGAAACTCGCAAATGATGCCGCTAATCTCATAGAGAAAATTGATCGACGCATGCATATCAATAGATCAATGCGTGAGTTCATTCAGTTCGGTCGCGTGTACGGCGTCCGTGTCGCGCTCTTCGTCGTCGACTCAACCGATCCCGATTACTACAAGCTGCCATTCAACATCGACGGCGTTGGCCCTGGCATGTACAAGGGCATCAGCCAGATTGACCCGCAATGGATTGTGCCGCAGCTGGCTGAGTCGAACATCAACAACCCAATGGGCATGGGCTTCTACGAGCCTGAGTTCTACATGGTTCGCGATCAGATGATTCATCGCAGTCATCTGGTCGTTTATATCCCGTACCCGGTTGTTGATTTCCTGAAGGCCACCTATCAGTTCGGTGGCGTCTCGGTTCCGCAGCGGATCTATGAGCGTGTGTATGCGTCGGAGCGCACGGCTAACGAGGCTCCGACTCTGGCTATGACTAAGCGGATGAATACGTTTCAGGCATCGGAAGGCGCCGACATGGATCAGGTGCGCGAGAACGTCGCTCAGATGGCGGAGATGCGTGATAACCATGGCGTTCTGGTTCATGGCCAGGGCGAGGCGTTCAGCTCCTTGGATACTAGCCTGGCGGACATGGACGCGCTGATTATGACCCAGTACCAGCTCGACGCCGCTATCTGCGAGGTGCCGGCCACCAAACTGCTCGGCACTTCGCCAAAGGGTTTCGGCGCATCAGGAGAATACGAAGAGGCCAGCTATCGGGAATTTCTAGAAGGTATCCAGCAGGATGTACAACCGCTGCTTGAGCGCCACCATCAACTGATCATGAAGTCCGAGGTTGCGCCAAAGCTTGGCGTTGAACCGATGGAAGTAAGCATGCAGTGGGCGGCGCTGGATAGCCCGACCGCCGTAGAGTTCGCCGACATCGAGCTGAAGAAGGCGCAGACGGCTCAGATTTATGCGGCGCTGGGCGCCATTGATGGGATGGATATCCGCAAGAAGCTCCAGGCTGATAAGGATTCGGACTTCTTCAATTTGGCGGATATTGAGGAGGATCCGGTTGAGGGCGGTGAAGTTGACCCGGTGACTGGGTTGCCGACGATTGAAGAGTCGCAAAATCCTGCTTGACGGATAATAACTATGGCGCTATGTTTAGGTCTCTTGAGATGAAAAGCATTTTGCCCATTAACCTGCCGGAGATTGGATATGAAGCGATGTCGCCAAATTCACCCTGAGAATATTTGACTCCTGGTCGGCGCCGGTCGCAGCAAAGTTGCGAACCAAAGCCAAAAAAAGCCCCTTAATAGGGGCTTTTTGTTATCGCTCAATAACCACTATCTGCGCTGCTGAGTTGGCAACTGGGACTGTGGCGCCCAACAATACTTCAAGCCCAAGCAGGGTGGTGACGTTCCGCTGGCTAAGCGCCGCCGTGAATCCTGTGGCCGTGCTTGATGTGAGCGTCCATACCTGGTTAGCCAGGGCTGGCGGCGGCGTCTGAACGTTCGGAACTGCACCGAATGCAGTCGGATAGGTAACGATTATCTGGCCGGACGCGCTGGTGGTGCCGGTGTAGGTTTCAATGCGTTTGCTGATGCCGCTCGGGCCTTGCGGTCCGGTTAACCCTTGGATGCCCTGGATGCCTTGCAATCCGCGAAGTCCCTGCGGACCCGTAGCCCCGGTTGCGCCCGCTGGCCCGGCTGGCCCGGTTAACCCTATTGGCCCTTGCGGACCCGGTACTATGCTGTCTGCTCCAGCCGGACCTGTCGCGCCACTGGCACCTTGCGGACCAGTGCTACCGGTATCACCTTTTGGCCCTTGAGGGCCGACAGCTCCAGTATCACCCTTTGCACCGGCTGGACCAGCGGACCCGGCAACCCCTTGATCACCCTTAAATCCCTGCGGGCCAATTGCACCCACCGCACCAGCTGGCCCTGCATCACCCTTTGGTCCTGCCGGGCCAGTGGCGCCTGTATCACCCTTGACGCCTTGAATTCCCTGCGGGCCCTGCGGTCCTTGCGGACCTGTCGTGACAGTAGAGCTGAGCACGCCAGCATTAAGCTGTAACCCCTGACCAACCGTATAAAAGACCGGCAGCAGGCTTGCACCATTGAACCCTAGCAGACCATTGGTATTGGCTGGCGGAATCGCAACCGTGCGCGCCTGGGTGCCCGTGTCAGTAGCGTTGCGCTGATTGATCAGCAAATCATTCGGTGCCGCGTTCGCCAAGAATGGCAGCAGCAATAAAGCAATGAGTTTTTTCATGATGTGGCTACCCGAGCCCAGAGTTTGTTGGTGGTCGAAACAGTGTTGAAGACGATCAGGTCATTGGCGCTCAGTGATACGCTGCTGTTGGCGACGGTCACGCCGACCTCTGGCGAAGTGAGAGTAAGCTGAGCCACGGCCTTGTCTGTGTAGATGAACACTCGGCGACCGGCTTTGATTGGCGGCAGGATCAACTGGAGGTCGTTCAATGCGGCATCAGGCCATAGCAGCACGTTGATCAGCAGCGCATCCGTATCCGGCACCATATGCGTACTGCCGTCTTCCGGGTAAAACTCGAACTCAGACGGGCTCAGGCTATCGAGCATCGCCTCGAATTGCGCAGACGAAACTCCAGGCGGATGAATGACTGGTTTGCCCATGTCAAAGCTCCTGCACGTAGGCTTGAGTTCCGTCTACACATCGAGCGAAGCAACCGGCAACGCCGGCATCCACAATGCGCTCTTCGCCTGTCTTGACTAGATAGCCTGCGTATATCGAATTACCTGGAGCGATAGATGAATACACATCAACGATCAGCTCGCTCCGTCCCTGGTTCTGAATGGAAATGCTTGTGCCGACCGCCAAACCGGTCGTCGCGTAAACGTCGATCCATCCTGTGCTAGTCGTTGAAATGGGTATTCCGGCCATGGGTATAGCTCCTTTGAGGGTTGGCCAGAGTATAGGTATCGGGGGCGAGCGGGTCTAGGCTGGAGTGCCGAGTTGGATTTGGGTTGACATAATGATTATGGTGGGCGATAGTTGCCTGGCGCTGGATTTGGCGTAATGACAGGAGAAGCATAATGAAACTGGTTGATATTTTGGCGCGGGAGTTGAAGGTGTGGCCGGAAGGTTACGACAACCTTCAGCAGTCATTTGCGGGCATGGTGTTTCATGGAGCCAAAGACGGAATACTTCCGATTGCGCGTCTTGACGTGGCAGAAGATTTTCGCACTGCCGAAGTCACCCGCGCCGAATGGCAGGCAGCAGTTGATGCGCCAAAGTCGCCGGAGTGGAACGGCGAAGGCCTGCCGCCTGTTGGGACGGTGTGCGAATGGGCTGGTTGCACTTTTGCGCCCGAAGACCCAAAAGAGCCAGATCTGCACATCGGAGATCAGGTTAAGATCATCGCGCACTTCAAGGATGGCGAATTAGATCTTGCGGCGTTCACATTCAATCCGCAGATCCACAACCCTGATCGCGGCACGGCGTGGGTTAATCAAGGTGCATATGGTTGCTTCCGCCACATCCGCACACCCGAGCAGATCGCGGCGGAAGAGCGTGCAAGCCAAATTGAGTTGATGGCCGACATTTTCCGCGATGCTCCACAGGTTGGAGTTCAAGCAGGGATGGCTGCTCTCTACGACGCCGGCTACCGAAAATTCGAAATCGTGGAGGGTGAGTGATGCCAGCCAAAGTAATTTGGGAGTTCTCTCCAAGAGACGCCGAGGCTGCTTATGGAGGCTGCGCGCAACTATACCCTGCTTGGTACCGTAGAAATAAATATGGAGAAGTTGAGCAGATTTGCCACGGCTCTGGATTGCACGACTGGACATCAATGGGCGGAAGAAAGGACTTTCCTTTTGGTAGCGAGCTTCGCCCATGTGGCTCCTGATCCTTGCGATTAACTACGGCTCAGCCACAATGGGCCCAACCGAATTCCCAACCGAATCGGCTTGCCAGGCTGCTGGTGAGTCGAGGCGGTATATGGGGAAGCCAGTGCAGTTTGTTTGTCGGAGGGTCGAGTGATGGCATACAAGCCGAGAATCGTGAAAGCTGGTATGTTTTGGGCAGTAGATCCAAATCTGCCGCGCGACCCAATGCCAGCGCCTGATGCCAGACTTAGACGACTGGCTATCAGGTGGTGCTCCGACAAGAATCTGGAGATTTATAGGAAGATCAGTGCCTAAACAAATCCGCCTAACCCGCAAGCGCCTAGAATGGGCGGCGCCTCGAAACGCCACCCTAAAAGGCACGCGCTTGCCTCCATACTCAGCCGCCGCATCAGCCAAATATCAGGCCTCACTTGATCGCCTGGTTCAGCAGATGCAGAAGGAGTACAACGCCGAGGTTCGCAAGCTGTTCCGCCAGCATGCTGATGAGGAGTCTGCGCTGGCGATGGACTCGCCTAATCATTATGCGCAGTTCGTAGGCGCGCTCGATGCTTCACTGGCTAGCCAAGCTCGCATCCTCTTCAGTTGGCTCAGCCAGAAGTACGCCAAGCTGTTTGCGTCACGCGCTACCGGTATGACTGAGCGCATGATTGATTCAAGTTCGATGGCATCTAAGCGGGCGCTGGGGGAATCTCTCAAGAAGATCAGCGGCGGGATTACGATTCCGGTGCCGGATATGCCTGGTGAACTTAGCGAGAAGCTGACGGCTGCCATTGCAGAAAATACGGGATTAATAAAATCTATTCAGCAGCAGTACCACGAAAGAATTTCTCAATTGGTTATGCGGTCGGTTTCGACTGGCGGCAACGGTGCGCAGGATATCTTTGAAGGTATTCGGCATTACGATGGACTGACTGAGAATCGGGCCAAGCTTATTGCGGTTGATCAGACCCGCAAGGTCACATCCGCGATGAATGTTGAGCGCGCCAAGTCAGTCGGCATGAAGCGCTGGGAATGGGTTCACTCTGGCGGCGGCAGTGAGCCAAGGAAATTGCACCTTCAGTATGATGGCGCGATCTTTGACTATGATGATCCGCCTGTGATTGATGAGCGGACTGGGGAGCGTGGGTTTCCTGGGCAATTGATTAATTGTCGGTGCACGATGGCTCCAGTGCTTGAGCTTGGCGACGCAGAGGATACTCAATAATCTGTTGACATAGTTATTATGCAGTGAGAAGATTGCTCCATCGAAACGAACAACACGGAGCAAGACGAAATGATCACAATCAACCGGAACGTAATTGCAGAAATCAAAGCAGAAGCCGAAGAGTTCGGTTTTGCTGCTACCGAAGAAAGCGTTGCACGGGACTACTTCAACCGTATGAGTTACGAGGATAAGGCTGCGGTATTTGCGATGGTGAATGCTAAAGGTGTAACTGCTTTGAGTCGTGCCAGCATCGCCAAGGTTGCCGAGTTGATCGCGGCATGAGGCGCAGAATCGAGAAGTACAAGGGCACAATCATCTGGTTCGACGGGTTGCAGTACCGTGATTTCCTAACCTGCATTATCCGAGAGGATGTTGAAGGGGTTCGCGCGGCCCTTGACGCCGGAAAATACGAATAGCACTAAAAATAGGAATACGAAGATGGACAAGTATGAAGAGCTTGTGGATTTACTGGAAGAAGTAGGTGTATTGCAACTTCAAGACGAATGGGCAAAACAGATTCAAGACTTGATCAGTTCGCACCGTCTGGCTGACAAAGAGACTAACCAACCCCGCCCACCTCAAGCCCCTTAACTGGGGCTTTTGTTTGCGCGCAGAAAAACAGGGTGATAGACTCAGTGCATTGAGAACTATCGGCCCAATATAAATGCCAAAAGAATCTAAGCGCTCCTACGATTGGAACGGCTTCATGGAGGTCAAGGACAACCCGATTTCAAAAATCGGCGTTTATCCTTATCTCGGTTCTGAAATTCCAGGCGCCGAAGATCCGGACAAGGTTTATCAGGTCTACCGCCCAGCCGAAGAGTTGTCGAATGTTGCGGCCATTGACTCGTTCAAGAACAAGCCGTTGATCGACAACCACGAAATCATCGGCATCCACGGCATGCCGGCTGAGCGTAAAGGCATCCAGGGCAACATTGGCGAGAAGGTGTACTTCGATTCGCCATACCTGCGCGGCAACATCGTCATCCACTCGACCGCCGCCCAAAGCCTGATCAACAACGGTAAGACCGAGCTGTCACCCTGCTACGGCTGCGACTGGGTTAAAGAATCCGGCGTGTTCGAGGGCAAAGAATATCAGTACGTGCAGCGTAACCTGCGCGCTCAACACCTTGCATTGGTCGAAGAAGGGCGAACCGGCCCTGACGTGGCCGTCCAAGACCATCTAACATTCACCCTCGATTCAGCGGAGTTACTACCGATGGAATTTACCCCTGAGCAACTGGCACAGCTCGAAGCGTTGATCGCTAAGATGCTGGCCGCAAAAACTACCGGGGATGAAGACCCGGCCAAAGACCCTGCTGCGGCTGATGCTGACCCTGATGCCACGAAAGATGCCGACCCGATGATGGATCCTGCCGCTGAAACAGTCGTTACCGCCGCTGAAGGCGATGCCGCTGAACAGGCTGTAGCAGCTGCCGAAGAAGCTCAAGCCGCAATCGAAGAGGTGGCAGCAGCCATCGAAGAAGTTGCCGCCGCATCTGAAGAAGTCGTAGCTGCTGCTGACGGCAAGCGAAAACCGGCGCAAGACAAGTTGGCGAAGGCCAAGGTCAAGCTGGGTGCTGCTCGCGCCAAACACAGCAAGTTGGCATCCGATGCCAAGATCAAGGCCAGGCTGGCCAAAGACGGCGCACTCGTTCGCCAGGTCGAATCTCTGCAAAAGCAAATCACCGAGCTCAAGGCCAAGCCTGCGCAAGACTCCGTGGCGACCACCATCACCCAATTGGCCAGCCGTGATGCGCTCGCCAAGCAAGTGACCCAGCACGTCGGCGTGTTCGACTCCTCGGGCATGACCGCTGATGGCGTGGCTCAATACGCAGTCGAAAAGCTCGGCATCAAGTGCACCAAGGGTCACGAAGCAATCGCCCTGGATGCCTGGATGCAAGGCCGCAAGCCTGCCCACGAAACTCTCGCCCGCGACAGCGGCCCGAAAACCGGCGCTGAATCGGCCCACTCTCTCTGGGAGAAATAATAATGGCTATTCCATATACCGCCATCAACCAGCTGGTATCCGGCATTCCCGGTGAGCAGGCCTTCGATGGCCCGACCCGCGCCCTGGCCGCGCTGCTGAACACCACCACCGAAGCGAACAACGTCTTCGGCCGCGCTTTCACCTATCGCGATGAGGCGGTCGAATCCGTTCAAGCGGGCGGCACCGGCTTGTTCGCTGGCATCATGATCAACCCGAAAGCGTACCTGCTCGATGTGGGTTATGCGCTGAACGGCACCCAGGCAGAATTCGGATTCATGGGTGAATGGTTCGTGTCGCTGACCACTACCGGCGCGACCATCGGCGATCTGATTTACTTCGTGAACGCCACTGGCGAGCTCGGTCACGGCACCGCTGGCGCTGGCCAGACCCAAATCGCTGGCGCGGTTGTGAGTCGTCACAATGTATCGCCCGAAACTCCAACCCTGGCCGTTATCCGCCTGACTCAATAAGGTGTCGCAGACATGAAAGAACGTTTCTACGCCTCCGGGCGCACCCTCAAAGAACGCGGCCCGCTGGCGTTGGACGCCAAGCCGACCTTGGATCAGGCGAATCAGCTGGGCATTACGCTGGCTGCCGACACCGCACTTGTCGGCCCTGCGACTCAGCAGGGCGCCATGTATCGCCACCTGCTCGAAACTGAGCTGCCTGGTGTCGTGCGCATCCTGACCCAAGTTCGCCGTATCGATGCCTTGGCTGGCGTGCTGGTCGGCGGTAGCTGGGAAGATGAATTCGTGACCCAGAAGGTCGCGGTTCCAGTCGGCAAGGCTGAGCTGTACGGCGATACCTCGAACATCCCGCTGGCGAACTACCGTTCGTACCGCGAGCCTCGTTCGCTGGTTCGCTTCGAGCAGGGCTTCCAAGTGGGCAAGCTGGAAGAAGCCCGCCAGTCCCGCGAAGGCTTCAACGATGCCGAAGAAAAACGCAAGTCGGTGATCGAGTCGCTGGACTACAGCCGCAACAGCATCGGCTTCAACGGCTTCAACGGCGGCAGCAACCGCACCTATGGCCTATTGAACGATCCGAACCTGCCGCCGTACACCGCAGCCGCTGCTGCATGGCGCACTGGCGGCGTGTGGGCGACCTTCGCGGCGATCACCGCCGACATCGCCAACGCAGTCAACAAGATCATCATCCAATCGGGCGGCAACATCGGCCCGGATGCTCAGATGGTGTTCGCCCTGCCGCTGGACTACATCGGCGTGCTGCAAGTGCGTGATGCGGTATCGGCCATCGGCCAGACCGTTGGCACCTGGGTTGCCGAAAACTACCCTGGCGCTCGCTTCGAATTCGTTCCTGAATTCACCGCAGCAAACGGCGGCGCGAACGTGGCCTACTTCTACGTTGAAAGCCTGAGCGGTTTCGACGATGCGGACAGCCGAACCTTGGTTCAGCTGGTGCCTGAGAAGTATCGCGTGATCGGCAGCGAGCAGCGCGTTAAAGGCTACATTGAAGACGCCATCAACGCATTGGGCGGCATCTTCGTCCTGCGTCCATGGGCCTTTGCCCGCCTGACCGGCATCTGATAAATCGCGGTGAGCCGTGCTAGTATTGGTTCACCGCTTTTTATTGCCTGGAGATCATCATGGATTACTACGTTTATTCTACGTTGAGCAACGATAACCGTTACGGTGAAGTGCTCATCAACGGCAAGGCCAACGTGGCCAACAAGAACGTGATCACCCCGCTCGGCGTAGCCACCCGCATCACCAGCGCGCAGCTGGACGAGTGCAAGAGCTATCCAGTGTTCAAGCTGCACATGGACAACGGCTTCATCACCGTCGAGAAGTTCAAGGAAGACGCGGATCTGGTTGCCGCTAACATGACCGGTCGCGATGCCTCTGCGCCTGAAACCCCGGAAACCCTGACGCTCAACGATCCTGAAGTTGAGTCGGTTGACGGCACTCACGTTACCCGCAAGCAGAAGAAGTAAGCTATGGGCGAGTTCCCGCTAGCGCTGTTCCGCCTGATGTATCCTCAGTTCGCTGAAGTTAGCGATGAGCTGGTACTTGCTACGGCCCAACTCGCCCTGTGCTTTACATCTGAGCGCGGCTGCAAATGCACCGAGCAGATGTGGTTGCTGATGGTAGCGCATCTCCTCCAGCTTGCGGCCAACGCTGCGGCTGGTGGCGGCACCGGCACCGTTGGCCAGCTTTCGAGCGCGACCATCGACAAGGTTTCTGTTTCGTTCGCGATGCCCCCCGCTACCACTGCCTGGAATTACTGGCTGAATGGCACACCATTTGGTCAGCAGTTCGCCGCATTGATGAGCCGCTGCAATTCTGGTGGCTTCTACGTTGGCGGGCGTGGTGAGCGGGCTGGTTTCCGCGTTGTTGGCGGTGGGTTCCCTGGGCGAGGGAGGTTGCGTTTCTAATGCAAATCCAGCGCTCCAGCAAATCCGATTCCATCAAGAAGATGATCCGCGAGTTGGAGTCGAAAGAGATTCGCGTCGGATTCTTCGAGACCGCCAAGTATCCAGATGGGACGCCGATTGCTTACGTGGCCGCGATTCAGGAGTTTGGCTATGGCCCGATTCCCCCGCGTCCGTTCATGCGGCCTGCTGAATTGCAGAATAAGAACAAGTGGCAGGCTGGGATTGCTCAAGGCATGAAGGCTGCACTGAATGGCGCCGTTACGATTGGCCATGCACTGGAACAAGTCGGCATGGTTGCCGCTGGCGACGTGCGCAAAGCCATCAAGGCTGTGACATCGCCGCCCCTTGCTGAGTCCACTATTCGCGCTCGGCAGTCTCGCAAGAAAGGCAAGAAAGCTGCCAGTGCCAAGCCGCTGGTGGATACGGGGCAGATGCTTCAGGCAGTTACTTCGGCAGTGGTGGATAAATGAATTTGCGCGTCTTGCCTGACCTCATATTGCCAGCCTGTGCCGGCATTGTTCTTGCAGTAGTGGTAGTTAAAGTGGCCGATGCCTTTGCATCTTATGTCATGACGGTGCTTCTATGATCCCCGGAATCAACCTGCTCAACATCGCACTTGGCGCCATCGCAGGCCAAACCTTGCAGTGGTACAAGTTCACCGGCAATACGCAAAATGCTCTTGGCCAGGACATCCCGAGCTATGACGCGCCCATAACCATTATCGGCAGTTTTCAGCCGGTTGATGCCCGCACAGTCAGCGAAATGGGGCTGGACACGGCCAAGCAATATCGCAACCTGTACACGTCTAATCCGCTGGAAATGGTCAGGCGCGAAGCTTCGCCGGACTATGCCGTATTCGGTGGCCGCAAGTACGAAGTGCAAGGCGATACCGATTGGTATGCTCAGGACGGTTGGAAAGGGATTCTCTTTGTGGATATTGGCCCAGCATGAACGAGAAAGAGCTTGGCATCCTGATTCGCCGCGAATTGCTGGCAGGCCTGGCGCGCTACGGCATTACCGATCTTCCTGTCAAGCAAGGCTATCAGCCGACAACTCAAGGCCGTGTTACTCGATGCCTGTACTTTTGGGCGCTTCCAGATACCCCTGAAGGCTGGCAATACACTGCTCGCACCACCGATCCCGATACATTGCTGATGACCACCAAAGAAACGCAGATCATCGCCAGCTCATATCAGATCGGCGCGCTAGTTCCCGATGATCCGAACAACCTGACGCAGAAGACGGCCAAGGATCTGACCGTGCTGGCTCGCATGGTCGTGCAATCTCAGCCATTCATCAAGGCACTGACCGCCGAGAACGTTGGAGTTCGTCGTCCCAGCGATGTGCGCAACCCGCAATTCGTCAATGATCGCGATCAGTATGAGTTCAACCCATCGTTTGACTTTACCGTTACCCATAAGCAAGTCATAATCCAATCAACAGATTCTATCGACAGGATAGAACTCAATATACGCAGAGTATGAGGCGCAGAAATGCCAATCAAAAGCACTCGATACGTTGAAATCACCAGTGCCGTTATCGGTGCCTCCTCTGTGGCAGTCCAGTCACTAACTGGTCGGCGATTCACCAGCAATCCTCTGGTGCCAGTTGACGGCATTGTGACCGTCTTGAATGGCGGCGCTCAGGATTACTTCGGCGCGGAGACTGCTGAAGCGCGGTTCGCTGCGCAATACTTCAGCTACGTCAGTCCCGCCCCGGCTTCCAAGGCGAACAACCTGCAATATGCGGCCTATGCGCCGACTGGTCGCACGCCTCTGCTGGTTGGCGCGCCGAACACCTCGACTCTTGCCGCGCTTCAGGCTGTAACCGCTGGCTCGCTGTCCATTCAGTTGGGCGACAACCCGATCAACCTGACCGGCATCAATTTTTCGACGGCTCTGACATTCGCCGATGTGGCGTCGGCTCTGCAAACCGCAATTCGCGGCTCTGGCGGCGGCGCTCAGTACACGACTGCGCTGGTCACTTACGATTCGCTGACCCAGGAATTCAAAGTGCAGGGCTCGGCGGTCACCAATGCGCCAGCGGTTGTCAGCGTTGCGCCATCTGGCACTGACATTGCGCCGCTGATCAATCTGAATGGAGTAGGCTCGGTTCAATCGCCAGGCGTTGCAGTGCAGACTCCGCTGTCGGCATTTATCGCCGCTGAGCAGCTGACCGATTCTTTCGGTAGCGCTTCGTTTCAGGAGGAGATGACGCTGCCTCAGGCAATTGATCTTTCAACCTATAACGCCTCGCAAAATATCAAGTATCAGCTATATCTCAGCGTTAGTCGCGAGAACTATGAGGAGTGGTCTGCGGCACTGCGCGGCATCGCTTCTGTTGGTTTGATCCTGAACGAGACAGTGAATGAGTACAAGGAGTCTCTGCCGCAGGCCATCATGGCAGCCACCGATTACGACCGCCGCAATGCGACCGTGAACTACATGTTCCGTCAGTCCGCGCTGACTGGTGACGTGACCGACACTGCCGAATCTATCGCTCTCGATGCTGCCCGCGTGAACTACTACGGCGTCACGGCTTCTGCTGGTCAGCGCATCAGTTTCTTCCAGCGCGGCTTCCTGATGGGTGGCGCTACTGCGGCACTGGACATGAACGTTCACGCGAACGAACAGTGGTTCAAGGCCTTCATGGCTTCTGCCTTCCTGAGCCTGGAAATCTCGATCAACAAGATCCCTGCCAACAACGAAGGTCGCGGCCTGATCATGATCCAGATTGCTGACGGCATCGACCGCGCCAAGTTCAACGGCACGATCAGCGTTGGCAAGCTTCTTACCGCCGCTCAGCAGATTGCTGTAACCGAGCTGACCGGCGATGCGCTGGCTTACCTCGAAGTGCAGAACAACGGTTACTGGGCTGACGTTGAAATGGTTGAGATTGTCGGCCCGTCCGGCATCGCCGAATACGTCGCCAAGTACACCATCGCTTACGCTAAAAACGATGTCGTCCGCAAAATCGAAGGCTCTCACAACCTCGTTTAACGGGGTTGTACCAACCAAAGGATCAAGATTATGTTTGATGTTTCGGCTACCGGCCTGAGCCTCACCTTTAAGTTCAGCGTGACCTTCCCGCAAGGCTTCACGTTCACCGAGTTTGCGGACGACGCGGATGGCTGGGATGCTCCGGCGATCGATATCGCCACGACCGCCATGAACCTCAACGGTGATCTGGTGGTGTTCTCCTCACCAGTTCCTCTGGTGCGCACCGTGAACGCCATTCCTGGCAGCCCCGGCCAACGCAATTTAGCTATTGCGTATGAGGCTAACCGAGTAGCCAAGGGTAAGCGGTCGGCGCGTGATATTGTGACTGTTATTGCAAACTATCCAGACGGTTCCACTGAAACCCTAAGTCGTGGAAAGATGACGAATGGCATGCCAGGCAAGTCAGCTGCATCTGCCGGCCGCATCAAGACCAGCGCGTACACTTTCGCATTCGAGCAGCTGGCATCGACCGCCGCAACCGAAGACTTCAGCGCGTAAATCGACAGGAGCAAAACCGAGTTGAACGAATTAATCAAGCCAAAAGAAATCCAGATCACCGACATGGACGGAGGCGTTCACACCTTCGTTATCTCGCGCCTACCATACCCTGTTGGTCGCGAGGTCGCGGCAACCTACCCAGTCTCGAACATGCCCAAGGTCGGCGACTACAAAGCCAGCGAAGCCATCATGCTAAAGCTGATGAAGTACGTCGCCAAGCAACCCGAAGACAGTGACATGATCCGGCTGACCAACATGGATCTGATCGCCAATCACGTGCCTGACGCGACTGTAGGCCTGAAGCTTGAGGCGCAGATGTTGGCGTACAACTTCGATTTTTTCGGACAAGGCGGGCTTTCCGCGTTCCTCAAGCGCTTTTCGGAAACTCGCCTACCGTCGATTATCAAAATGCTGATCCCATTGCTTCCGCCATCCTTGGCGCAGGATTTTGCGGATGGTTTGAAATCAACTACAAATGCGACCTCGAAGACGTCCTAGATATGTGGGAAGGCATCATGGTTCAGCGAATCAATGAGGCCCTGGCCGCAAAACACGCACAAAAGAAATAAGGATTATCCATGGCGCTGCTTGAAGAGCTGCTGATCAGAATCGGCGTGGACGCAAGCGGCGTTGATCGCAATATTGATCAGTCAACCGCAAAGGCTGACGACCTCACCAAGTCCCTCGGCGAAAGCGAATCACAGGCTAATTCTACCGGCGCCGCCTTTGCGGGATTCGCCGCGAAAGCTCTTGGCGCGCTGACTGCCGCTCTTTCGGTCGGCAACGCTATCGGTGGCGCCGTAGCTCGCGCCGAGATGATTGGCGAGCTTTCGCGCACGTCTGAGGCGCTAGGGATCGCCATTGGTGATCTGGATGCTTTTGGTAAGGCTGCTGAGCGCGCTGGTGGTGATGCGCAAGGCGCACGTGACTCCCTGACCGATATGGCCGAGGCCCTGGGCGAGGCGCTGTCCGACAAAGAGTCTGGGCGCGCCAAGGCATTCAAGGCGCTAGGAATTGCGATCACGGACACCAATGGCAAGGCAAAGGATGGCCTGACGGGTATCCTCGATCTGGCTAGCGCTGTCGAGGGCCTGGACAAGAGCGCTGCGGTATTCAAGATCAAAGAGTTGGGCATCACCGATAACCGAACCGTAGAACTTATTCTCAAGGGTCGCAAAGAGCTGGAGCGTATGCTGGCCGTCCAGAAAGCCCAAGGCGTTGTCACGAAGGAAGCCGCCGAGCGGGCTAAGGTATTCAACGAAGGTCTTTACGCGCTTCGTGCAGCGACCAGCAACGCGACAAACTCTTTCCTGGACTCCCTCATCCCCGCCCTGACAAAGGTTGTTGGGTGGCTGACAAAAGTCGTTGAATGGGCCGGTGAACACAAAGACGCCATCATAGGTTTCTTTATCGCAGTCGGCGCCATTGTGACCGCTGTATATCTGCCGGCAATGATCGCCGCCGCAGCAGCAACCTTGGCTGCCACTTGGCCGCTCCTGCTCATCATCGCCACAATTACCGCAGTCGCCGCCGCGTTCGCGCTGGTCTACGACGACATCATGAATTTCATCGACGGCAACAATTCTTTCATCGGGCAAATTTTCGAGAAATATCCGATGGTAGAAAAGGTCGTTATGACGCTCATCGACATTTTCAAAGCCTTCTGGGATACGCTAATGACTGGCGCCGCGCAAATCGGTGGCTTTGTTACTGCGGCATTCCTGCAAATTGTGGCCGGCATCAAGTTCGCGGTTGATTACCTTGCCGAAGCTTACGGGTCATTCTCGCAATTCTCCGCAGATGTAGTCTCGGTGTTCCGCAGTATGGGCGAGCTCATTGCGTCCATCTTCTCGGGCATTGTGGATGCGGTAAAAGGCTCCATCGCTTTCGTGATGGACGGCATCAACAAACTCAAATCAGCAGGAAATGCTGTCGCAGGATTTATCGGATTCGGCGATGATGAGGGCGGAGAAAATAAGCCCGCGCTTCCAAGCGGATCAGGGCAGGATCCGCTGGATGTCCCGAGTATTGCCATGGCTAATGGCGCCATTGCAGCAGCATCATCTAGCCCGCTCAACGGAGTCAGCAGCAGCGCAATCAGCAATGGCGCACAGACCAAAAACAGCACGGTAGAAATCGGACAGGTTACGGTAAACTCCCAAGCAACAGATGCCCGGGGTGTAGCCAAAGACATGAACTCCGAATTGAGCAGTCAGCTGAAAAACCTTGAGCATGAATCGGCTACGGGAGTGGCACGCTGATGGCCTTCGAAAGCTCATTCACCCAGGATCTGGTTGCCATTCTTGACGGCGAATCCTTCGAGCAGCTTTTTGTTGCCGCCCAGCCAATGCGCGTCAGCGTCCGCAAGACCAAGCGCATCACTAAATATGAAGTTGAAGACGGCACCATCCGCAGCGATCACGCCGTCGACGACCAGATAGAGGTAGCCATTGATATACTGGTGCAGGAAGAGGATGCGCGAGACGTTTATCAGCAGTTTGCGCAGGCTATGAATGACAACCGGCTGGTCACCGTGCAGACGAAGGTTTCAAGCTATGCATCCATGCTGATCAGCGAGATGCCGCACGATGAAACCGTCGAGCTTGGTGGCGCGATCTCCATTCCTTTGCGACTGGTAGAGTGGCGCACTGTTGAGCCTCAGTATGGCGCGCTCCCGCCGAGCAAGGTTAAGAACAAGAAACAAGCCAGTACGAGCAAGGGCGGACAGAAACAGACGACGGAGGCTGACGCGCCAACAACTCGCAAGGCAAGCGTGCTGTACGGGGTATTTAACTGATGCGCATAATTGATATTGCGGCAACACCCAACCAATCTTTCAGTGTGACTCTGGACGGCAACCGCTGGGACTTTGTAATCAAGCAGGCGACTACCAGCATGATTGCCGATGTAACCCTAAACGAAGTCATGCGCCTGACTGGAATTCGCATTGTCGCCGAGACACCTCTCATCCCCTACGAGTATCTGCAAGGCGCCGGCAACTTCATCATCCTGACTGAAAACGAAGAGACCCCCTACTGGGAGCGATTTGGAATCGACCAAATCATGGTGTATGCCACGCCAGAAGAAATTGCGGCTGCCAAGCTGGAAGCTGAGGCCGCAACATGATGAAGGTTGACCCGCGCCGGATCCGCATAGGGATCGAGGTATCAGGCCAAGTCAACTGGTATGAGCGCGACCCTGTAACTGGGCGCTCGCTCAACATCAAGGTGAGCGGCACCAAGTTCGCCAATCCTTTGCAGAATGAATGCACCGCCACGATCAGCGGGCTATCCACGCGCACCCGCGATTATATTCTGACCGAGACCAGCCCATTCAATTCGAACCGTACACCGAAGCGGCTTATCGTTGAGGCTGGCCGCATATCCACTGGGGTATTCCGCCTGTTCATTGGCGACATCAACAGCGCCGAGCCTTCGAGCCCGCCAGATGTCAATGTGGTGCTAAAAGCCAAGACGCAAAGCGCACAGGCCGGTAATATTGTTGCGGTATCAGGGCAGGCGCTCGCCAAGCTTTCCGCCGTGTCGCAGCGAGTAGCGCAGGAAATCGGGTTGGGACTGGACTTCCAGGCGCTGGACAAAAACATCTCCAACTTCTCCTTCACTGGCGCCGCGCTCAAGATGGTCGACCTGCTCCAGCAGGCTGGCAACGTAAGGGCTTTTATCGATGATGAATCATTAATAGTTAAAGACTATGGCAAAGCCCTGACTAATCGCATCAAGATACTGAATATTGATTCCGGCCTTGTCGGAATTCCAAAACCAACCGAGAAGGGGGCCGACCTTACCTGGCTTATTGATAGCGAAAGTCTATTAGGTGGTATGGTAAGATTGGAAAGTAAATTTAATAAGCCAATGAATGGTGATTACGTCATCGATCAGCTGAAGTTTGACATCGCGACGCATGATGATGCGTTCTTCTACACCGGCATCTGCTCAAGGTACGGCTATGAGCCTCCAAAACCAAAAGCCAAATAGCGACTCGGCGAATGAAGGCTCCCTTTCTGGCGGACTGAACGCGATGCTGCGCTCGTTCTTCCTGAATGAGTTCGAAGGCATGTTGCCCGCCACCGTGGTGAGCTACGACGATGCAACCAATCGGGCGGTGATCAAGCCGGTGGTGATGGTTGGGACTACCGATGGCGGCAAAGTAAGTCGAGCGCAGGTTCCCAACATTCCGGTATTCCGCTTCGGCGGTGGTGGGTTCTTCATGAGATTCCCCATCAAGCCTGGCGACCTGGGATGGCTCAAGGCAAATGATCGCGACGTCTCACTGATCTTTCAGCGCGGCGGCGGCGAAGACTGGCCGAACACCGAGCGCATGCATAAATTCAGTGACGCCATGTTCTTTCCTGATACCTTCAAGGAATGGGTGATAAGCGGAGAAAACGCCGAAAAGGCTGTCTGGCAGTCGCTGGACGGCACGGTGTGCATTGCCCTCGGTGATGAATCGATAAAACAATCAGTGGGCGCTGCGAGCATCGAGATAACGGCTGCCGGCATCAACATGGTCAGCCCGCCCGGAACGCTCCGGCACAACGGCATCAACGTTGGAGACACTCATCGACATGTCGGATCGCCTACCGCGCCGCTCGGCCCAATCAGCCCTACAGGATTCCCAGTACCATGATTACTCTTGCGGTCGATCTCAACAACGATTTGTTGATTGGCGCAGACGGCCTGCTGTCATTCGCTCGCGATGTAGAGGCTGTCAGCCAGGACGCAGTGCATTATGGCAAAACGCTGCGCAATGAAATGCTGCACGAATACGACCTTGGCATACCATTCTTCATGGTTGCCTTCGGCGCAAATGTAACCATCCAGCAGTACGAAGCCGCAACAAAACAGCGCCTACTACAAACGCCAGGCGTTACGGGAATCCGCCAATTCGACTTGGTTCAAGAGGGCGACATTTTGAAGTACACTGCAACCATAGAAACCATTTATGGGTTGAGTGAAGTCAATGGTTGATTTCAATTACGTCATCAATACCGGCGTCATCGTTCCAGACACCTCGACCTTGCGCGATGACGTGATTGCGGAATGGCGAACCGCGTTCGGTCAAGATCTCGTCGTGACCCCGGAAACGCCGCAAGGCGTAATCATTACGATGGAGGTTGAATCGCGTGACGCCATGGTGCGGAACAATGCCGAGGTTGCCAATCAAATCAACCCTGACCTGGCTGGCGGGGTTTGGTTGGATGCGCTTTGGGCGCTCACCGCCGGCAGTCGGCGCGGAGCATCTCGCTCGCGATTGGTCGGCGTTGAGTTTCGCGGCACAGCTTTGACGCTTATTCCTGCCGGATCCGTTGCAACTGTTCAGGGTAGCGGTGCACAGTTCTATACTACTGACAACATCCTTCTTGATAGCACCGGCTTCGCTACCGGCCTGATGGAATCGGTAGATACGGGCCCGATTGCCGCCGCTCCTAATACGCTGGTGCAGGTCGCATCCAGCGTGCTCGGATGGGAGCAGGTAACAAATCCAAATGCTGCCGAGCTCGGTCGCCTGGTTGAGTCTGATGTTGCGGGCCGCCGCCGTCGCCGCCAGACCCTTGCATTGCAGTCAGTCGCGCTTCCAGAAGCTATAATCTCGCGGCTTTATGATATCGACGGCGTGCGTTCGCTAAGCTTTCGTGAGAATGTCACTGATGCCTCTATAGTTATAGACGGCGTGACTCTGGTTGAGCACAGCATTTACGTCTGCGTCGAGGGAGGCACCAATCTTGAGGTTGCGACCGCGCTTCTCGAAACAAAGAGCCTTGGCGCGGCATGGAATGGCTCGGTAGTAGTTAACGTTGTTGAGCCGTCCAGCGGACAGACTTACGAGGTAAAGTTTGCCAGACCTGTCGAACGCACATTCCTAGCTCGCGTAACGGTCAAGTCGTCGACACTTGACGTGCAGCGGATTGTTCCAGCAGCAATTGCGCAATACGTCGCAGGCGAGCTAGAAGGCGAAGCTGGCCTTGTTATCGATTCAGATCTGTCGCCATTCGAACTGGCTGGCGCCGTCAACATGGTTGAGCCAAGAATATTCGTTACGAAGGTTGAGATCTCCGAAAACGGCACAACCTGGACTACAGCTGAAATTCCTATTCTATTGAATCAGGTGGCTCGCCTACCTGAGTCAGCAGTATCGGTAATCGTCGTATGAGCACGGTTCAGGAGTTTGACGCCAGCGTTAACCTTCTGGCTGCGATCCTTTGGCAGTACGAGGATGCGGAAAAGCTCAAGGCGCTCGCCGTTGCGAAACAGGCCTGGACGACTGACAACCAAACTAATTTTTGGCTTGGCTGGTATCGAGATGTTTTTAATGTCGACACCGCCACGGCGTTCGGCCTGTCGATCTGGGGGCGCATTCTCAACGTTCGGTTAGGGGTCGAGGTAGAGCCGCAAGACAAGGTTAATTTCGGTTTCGGCGCATTCAATAAAAACTTCAATGCGCCGTCAAACTTTGGCGTTACCTCGGATCAGACGCAAGGCCTTACGATTGAGCAACAGCGACTGGTAATAAAGCTTCGATACTTTCAGCTGACCAGTCGCGGTACAGTTCCAGAAATAAACCGCTTCCTGGGCCAATTATTTGGTGATGGGAACGTATTCGTGATTGACCCTCACGACATGAGTTTCGCGATTTACCAATTTAATTTCAATCCGGACAGCCAGCTCAGGTTCATCCTTGATGAATTCGATTTGCTCCCAAGGCCCGCCGGAGTGGGCGTAAAATGGCAAGTCAAGATGCGCCCAGTGTTCGGCTTTGGCGAGTACAATCTAAATTTCAACAACGGCACTTTCGGGAGCTAAGAAATGCCTAGACGCGATTTTAGCAAGGTAGCCTTTGCGGCTACTGGCGATACAAACAGTATCCCAACAGCCACACAACCCGATGGTTCGGTTAGCATTCAGCAGGGCTTTGGTTTTGATTATCAGCGCGACAATGGCGCTGGCGGGGGAACCCCAGATCCCTTGGCAAAAAATATAGACCGCGAGGATATGAACGGGATCCTGAATGAAATAACCGCGTCTATTGGCGAAATTCAGCGGAATGGTTACGCTGAGTGGGTGTCAAGTGCTGCGCCATATCCAATCTATGCGACGGTTCGGTACAACGATATCAATTGGGGCAGCGTTGTAGCCAATAACTCTGACACTCCCGGTGTCGGCCCCGGCATAGATAGCTGGCGGAATCTTTCGCTTAACCTGTCTGGTGTTGTGAGGAGAATTACAGCTAGCGGTGTAGTTGCCCCCACCACTGGAGGTGTTAAATTTTGGAAGGTTAGAGGTATCGCCGGTGGCGGTGGTGGCGGCGGCTGCGTAGCTACTAACTCTACTCAAGTTGCCGCAGGCGCTGGTGGCGCATCAGGCAGCTGGTTCGAAACAATTTTAACAGCTGCGCAAATTGGCTCGGGGCTTAACGTTATTGTAGGCTCTGGTGGTGCAGCTGGAGCTGCTGGAGGTAGTGGCGGCACTGGCGGGGCAACATCAATTGGAGGAGTGTCAGCCCCGGGCGGAGGGGGCGGGACGGCTGGCGGAGCGATAGCCACTTCAAGCTCAGCAGCTACAGGTGGCGGGATTCCTGGAGGCGTAGCTACTGGAGCAACGCTGATAAATTCGGATGGCGTACAGGGCGACTATGGGCTAACGCTTCTCGGAACGTCATTATCAGGAAAGGGAGCTAGCACGTATTTTGGAGCGGGAGGCAGACAATCGGGGCCAGCTATACCTGGATCTGGTCATGGGTCGGGCGGTGGCGGTGCAGGCAACTCAGCATCCTCCCCGGCAAGGGTTGGGTCTGCTGGTGCCCCTGGAGTTATTTTTATTGAGGAGATCACATGAATACTTATGCGCAAATTAGCTTGTTGACAAACAAAGTAATAAGCATTTTTGACTTTGAAAACATTGAGAGTTTTCCTCCGCCAGAAGGGTCTTTCTTTGTAGATATTACGGGAATGGCTATCGGTATTGGGTGGGATTATGTGGACGGACAATTTTCCGAGCCGCCACCACCATACGTTGATCCGCGCCCAGCGATATGGGCAGAATTGGCAGATATTGATCGCGCTAGCGCTCGCCCTCTGCGTGTTCTTATTATCGCTGATCCAAATGTAGGGTTGGGAACCCCTGAGCGAGTAGAGCTCGAACAATTAGAGTTGCGAGCCGCCGACCTGCGCGCTCAGCTTGAAGCCTTGCCGCCGCCACCGTAAGGATATCCATGCTAACCCGCCCGAACTGCATCAGCTTCCTCTGCCTGTCAGTTGCTATCTGGAATTTCGTCCAGCATCGCGACATCAGCGCAAACATGTTCGTGGCGGCCTTCCTGATCATTCAGGGCGTTCGCTACATACCAGATGAGCAGCCGTCCAGGCAATGGGATCATG